ACAACGCACTGACTATGTACAACCGCGTGATCCTGAGTGCTGGCTCACACAGCCAGAACGAATCACAGGAGCCACAACCGCCGGTAGATGAGTTCACAGCAGCGAGGTTGTCATAATGGCTTTTAGCTGGATTCAACCGAGCTTTGCCGGTGGTGAAATTGGTCCGTCACTGTATGGCCGCATTGATATGTCAAAGTATCAGGTGGCGCTTCGCAAGTGCGATAACTTCATTGTTCGTCAGTATGGCGGTGTCGAGAACCGACCCGGTACGCGCTTTGTTGGCCCAGCTAAATATCCTGATCGCAAGTGCCGGTTAATCCCGTTTCAGTTCTCGACCGTCCAGACCTACGCGCTTGAGTTCGGTCATAACTATATGCGCGTCATTAAAGACGGAGCTTATGTTCTGACGACCAGTAATGTGATTTATGAGCTGGCGATGCCGTATGCTGATACCGACCTTTTCCGCATAAAATTCACGCAGAGCGCTGACGTTCTGACGCTGGTGCATCCTGCATACCCGCCGAAAGAACTGCGCCGCTACGCGCACGACAACTGGCAGATCGTCGACGTCACCACAAAAAACGGACCGTTCGAAGATATTAACGTTGACGAGACAGTGAAGGTATACTCCAGCGCCAGCACCGGAACCATTACGTTGACGGCGAGTTCTGCCATCTTCGGTGCTGAGCAGGTCGGAAAACTTTTCTATCTCGAGCAGCCTGCTATTGATTCCGTACCGGTATGGGAAACCAGCAAGACCACAGCAATCAACGATGTCCGCCGTGCAGACAGCAACTACTACCGCGCAAATACTGCGGGCAAGACCGGAACACTTCGACCATCTCACACTGAAGGTATGTCGTGGGATGGTTGGGGCGGTACTGGAGATGATGACACCGGGATCCAGTGGGAGTACCTGCACAGCGGTTTCGGCATTGCCAGAATCACAGCAGTAGCTGGCGATGGCCTGACCGCAACTGCCGATGTGGTTTCATTCATTCCGTCTCAGGTGGTTGGCTCCACTAACGCAAGCTATAAGTGGGCGAAATACGCATGGAACAGCGTTAACGGCTACCCGAGCACCGTTGTTTACTATCAGCAGCGCCTGTACTTTGCCGCTTCTACAGCATACCCGCAAACCATTTGGGCGAGTCGTACCGGCGACTATAAAGATTTTGGAAAGAACAACCCTATTCAGGATGACGATCGGATTATCTACACTTACGCCGGTCGGCAGGTGAATGAGATCCGTCACCTGATTGACGTTGGCAACCTGGTTGCTCTGACATCTGGCGGGGAATATACGATATCCGGGGACCAGAATAAGGTCCTCACTCCGGCGGCGTTCTCGTTCAGCTCCCAGGGGAACAACGGTTCCAGCAACGTACCACCTATCGCCGTGGCAAACATCGCGTTGTTCATCCAGGAGAAGGGAAGCGTTGTGCGCGATCTGGCTTACTCCTTCGACGTCGACGGGTATCAGGGAACCGACCTTACCATACTGGCAAACCACCTTTTCCAGAAGCACAGCATAGTCGACTGGTCATTCTGCATCGTTCCCTACAGCAGCGCGTTCTGCATTCGTGATGACGGTAAATTGCTGGTGTTGACCTATCTGCGCGACCAGCAGGTTTTCGCATGGGCGCCACAATCAAGCGCCGGTAAATACGAAAGCACCTGCTCTATCAGTGAAGGCAGCGAGGATGCTGTTTACTTCGTGGTTAACCGTACCATCAACGGGCAGACAAAACGTTACATCGAACGCCTGTCCAGTCGCCTGTTCACCAACGATGAAGATGCGTTCTTTGTCGACTGCGGACTGAGCTACGACGGGCGTAATACATCATCACGCACAATGACCATCAGCGGTGGCTCGGGTGACTGGAGCTATCAGGTTGATTATCCGGTTACGGTGAGTGGTGGAGCGTATTTCGTTAATACCGATGTTGGTGCTCAGATTCAGTTCCCATATACCGGCACGGATCCAGACACCAACGAACCGGTGGCTAAAGAGCTGCGTGGCGATATCATCTCGGTAACAAGCAACACTGCGGTGGTCGTGCGCTTCAACCGCAACGTTCCGCCAGTGCTTCGCAATGTGGCCACAACTAACTGGCAAATGGCGCGCCAAACGTTCGGCGGCCTGTCCCACCTCGAAGGGCAGACGGTAAACATCTTGTCAGATGCCAGCGTTGAACCACAGAAAACAGTAACTGGTGGCTCTGTCACGCTGGAATCACCAGGTGCTGTCGTCCACATAGGCCTGCCTATCACCGCTGAATTCGAAATTCTGGATATCAATATCAACGGGCAGGAAACGCTGCTGGACAAAAAGCAGGTCATTCCTACTGTCACGATGGTGGTCAACGCAAGCCGAGGTATATGGGCAACAACTCCTTGCGGAACCTGGTATGAATATCCGCAGCGTGAGTTTGAGTTCTACGACGATCCTGTTGATGACGCTACCGGAAAGGTTGAAGTAAAACTCGACAGCAACTGGGATAAAAACGGACGCGTTAAGGTTCGACAACTTGATCCTTTGCCTCTGTCAGTGCTGGCTGTTCTTCCTCGCCTTACCGTCGGTGGCTTCTGATGATTAACGCTCAGATCGTACCCGCTACCTCAGAGCATATCGAAGCCATTATTCCGCTTGTTCGTCAGGCTGATATCGATGAATTTCTGGCAACCAATGGATGGAGTCCGCGGCGCGTGCTGGAAACCGGTCTGCGCACATCAACATTTTGCTGCGCTGGGCTGGTAAACGGCGACGTAGTTACCATATTCGGTGTGGCTCCTGCATCGATGATCGGCGGCAGCGGTATTCCGTGGCTGGTGGGCACTGACGCGCTGGAGAAATACCAGCGCACCTTCCTTCGCCGCTGTGGGAAAGTGGTCAATGCAATGCTTACTGTTTACCCGTATCTTGAAAATTATGTTGATGCACGTAACCACACTGCGCGCATCTGGCTTCACTGGCTGGGATTCACCATCGACGAACCTCAGCCATACGGCATTAATAACCTACCGTTTCACCGTTTCCACATGGAGAGAAAATAATGTGCGGACCTGTTGCAGTTGGTGTAGGAATGCTTGCCATGTCAGCAATGCAGGCCTATAGCCAGAATCAGCAATCTAAGTATCAATCTGCCGTTGCTGATCAAAATGCAGATATTGCTCAGCAGCAGGCGCAAGACTCTATAAATAGAGGGAATGCGCAGGCCGCAGAAGTACGGCGCCGTAATCGTCAGGCCGCTGGTACCCAGGCGGCAACCATGGGGGCTACAGGTGCGGATCTCTCCACTGGTGGCGCGCTGGATATCTTCGGCGATACAGCGCAGTTTGGAGAACTTGATGCTCTTACGACCATTAATAATGCCCAACGTGAAGCCTACGGGTTTCAAGTACAGGGAATGAATGCTCAGGCTGAATCGAGAGCCGCACGCACGAATGGGCGCAATGCAGTGGGAATGACACTTTTGACCGCCCCACTAAAAGCCTATGGCGCTTATCAGATGGCAGGTGGCACTTGGAATCCATTCAAAACATCAGTTGCATCTGGCGGAGGTACTACCCCGATGTTATCCAACAAGGGCTTTATTAATAGCAGCTCACAGTTCAAATTAGGGGGGTACTGATGCCAATTGTTCCGACAGTGCAAGGCCGACAGGTTCAAAGCACAGGTGTGCAGACCGGTGGATTTTCAACTCCACAAACTCAGGATGCTTTTGGTGCTTTGTCTGAGGTAGGTGAAAAATATATTGGCGCAGTCGCAGAAGCTAAACAGCGGGCCAATGTCGCTCTTTCTCAGGAGGCGAGCTTAAAGCTCAGTCAGGCTGAAGAAGATTTAAAGACCAAGCTATACAGCCTGAAAGGTCAGAATGCTCTTGGTAAAGGACTCGAGTTTACGCAGCAATACGATGAGCAGATACAATCGCTGTCTGCATCTTTACCTGATGACGCATCGCGCCAGATGTTCATGCAGCAGGCTCAGCAGCAACGCATCCAATTTCAGGGTAATGTAGGTCGCTATGAGCAGGGGCAGGTTAACGAGTTTGAGAGTAATCAATACGATGCCACCAGACAACTACAGATTCAGAAAGAGGCTGACTCATGGAACAACCCGCAGGAGGCGGTACTCGCAAAAAATATCCGCACAGTAGCAACAGCAAGATATGGTGCTTCAAGAGGGTGGTCGCAGGAACAGATTCTGGCTGCTATTGAAAAAGATAACCTTGCCGCTACGGAGATGAGAGCGAAGAACTATGCAGTTGATAATCCGCTCGGGTGGATGAATGGCGAATTTTCGGCAGATGATACCGGTGGCCTGGATATGCGCGCTGTCGGTATTGTCGAATCGGGTGGGAAACACCTTGATTCAGATGGTTCGATCATTACATCCTCAGCAGGCGCTCAGGGCCGTTTCCAGTTGATGCCTGAAACAGGGAAAGAATTGGCTGCACGGCGTGGGGTTCAATACAACCCGGCAGATGAAGAGCAGCACACCATGCTGGCATCAGATTACGCTCAGGAGCTGTCAAACAAATATGGTTCTGAATTGCTGGCTGGCGCTGCATATAACTGGGGGCAGGGCAATGTTGACAAGCTTATTGAAAAGGTTGGTGATCCAAGAAAAGGCGAGATATCTCAGGCCGACTTCATAAAACAACTACCATCTGAAACGCAGGGATGGATTTCACGGTACCGTAAAAATAAAACCGGTATGGACCCTGTTACAGTTTATCAGATTGATAACCTTGCAAACGCTCAGATTGAGAAGCAGAGAAAGCTGGTTCTTAATGAACTTGAACCACTGCTCAACAATACAATGGCGCAACTCAACAATGGCGAGGTTCCTGATGCAGTTCCTTCGATCCCAGCCATTATGTTTAGTTATGGTGAACAGGGAAAGAAAATGGTATCGCAGCTTGATATCGCCATGGACAATGCAAAAACATTCCAGGCCATTCAGTACCTTTCACCAGAGCAGCAGCAGCAGGAACTACTCAAAAAGAAACCCGAGGTTAACGATCCTGATTACGCTTTGAAGCTGGAAGCGTATGGAAAGTTATCTTCTTTGGTTAGCCGGTCAAATGAAACCATACAGGCTCAGCGGGACTCTCGTAGATTCAATGAGGCACTTTCAATGGGTGAAAAGCTGGACCCTGCAAATAAGTCAATGCAGAAAGCTGCAGACTATACGCAGACAGCTCAGAATTTCAGAATTAACGACGGTTCTACGCATGACGGAGTCGTCCAGCTAGTAGCCCAAACCGGCATTATTCCATCGCAGGTTGCATCACAGTTGTCTGCTGTGTCTCGATCTCACAGTCCCGATGTTGTTAAGCAGGGAGCCGATCTGTTTAACCGCTTGTATGACGCAGATCCTGCTTCTGTCGGTGATATGCCTAAGGATATGCAGGGATTCTATCTTACCGTTAAGCAGCTTACAGATTCTGGTATGGCTCCTGAATCAGCCATCGAACAGGCACAAAACCTGACTTACAACCAGACAGATGCGCTTAAGGCTCAGTTGGCATCTACTCAAAGCACTAAGGAGTATAAAAAAGACCGGGTTAAGGCGATGGACTCCGCCGTCAGCAATATGGCGCAATGGTTCCGCTTGGATCCATCTGCGGATGACCAGACGCCGGAAGCGGCCAGATTCCGCAATGATTATCAGGCGTTGTACGACATTAACTATCGCACCACCGGTGGCAATGCTGATGCGGCGAAGAAAATGACCAACCAGCAGATCGCCAGGACATGGAGTATCAGCGAAGTTAATGGCAGTGCGAAGCTGATGAAATA